AGAGGTATTCCATACGAGTACGAGAAGCATAAGATCAAGTGGGAGGATCACCAGTGGCGTTACTACACACCTGACTTTGTGTTATATTATAACGGTATCATCATAGAAACTAAAGGGCGGTTCGTAGCCGCAGATAGACGAAAGCACTTGCGAATCAAGGAGCAATACCCTAAGTTGGACATACGGTTTGTTTTTACCAATTCAAACTCTAAGATCAACAAAGGTAGTAAGACCTCCTATGGTGATTGGTGTGAGCGTCATGGGTTCTTATATGCTGACAAGGTTATACCTGAGAGTTGGCTAGAGGAACCTGAAGTTGAGATGAGAATTAACGGAGACTAAAGATGGTTGATAAGATCGTAGACCTACTGAGAGCTAATGGTGTAGACCTAGAGGATGCACTATTTTACCTAGGAACCTACTTACAAGATGAGAAGGCAATTAAAAATGACTAAAGACATCCTAGTATTCAGTTGTGCGCATACGGCACCTGAAGTAAGTAATGAGCGTTTCGATTGGTTAGGTAAGTATATCGCTGAAGTGAAACCTGATATGGTTATAGACTTAGGTGATGGTGCTGATATGTGCAGTCTTAATAGCTTCGACACCCGTTACCCACAGGCTGTAGTGATGCAGAACTACGGTGACGATATAAACCACTACAATGAGGCTCAGGATCGTCTACGGTCTCCGTATAAGAAGCTGAAGCGTAAGAAACTCCACTGGGTAGGGTTTGAGGGGAACCATGAAAATAGAATCAAGAAAGCTATTGCAGAAAGCCCCAGAAATGAGGATAGGACGGGACAAGGTTACGGGATTTCCTTTGGGCATCTTCAAACAGACCAGTGGTTCGATGACTACCATGAATACTACAATAGCGCCCCCTCAATCGCTAACTACTGTGGTGTTGACTTTGCTCATTTCTTTAGTTCTGGGAACTATGGGACAGCTACTTCTGGTATTCACCATGCTTACTCCGTCATCAACAATAGGCACAACTCTTCTGTGTGTGGTCATAGTCATAAACGTGATGTGTACTTTAAGGATGATGCTGGTAGTATTGGGATGGTGGTTGGCTGCTACAAGGGACATGAGGAAGCGTGGGCGGGTCAGGCGAACCTAAGCTGGTGGAATGGTGTAGTCCTAATGAAAGGGGTTGACAACGGTAGGTTTGAGCCTATGTTCGTGTCTATGGATATGCTAGAGAAGGAATATGGGAATGGATGATAAACCTACTATGGAAGAACATTGGGGTGGCGATAAGTGTTGGTACTTAAACGATAAGCTACACCGAGAAGATGGCCCTGCTATAGAATATTCTAATGGCGATAAGTCTTGGTACTTGAAAGGTAAGCTACACCGAGAAGATGGCCCTGCTGAAGAATGGGCTGATGGCACTAAGGAGTGGTGGTTGAACGGCGAGGAAGTGACTGAAGAAGAGGTTATGGGAATGAATGATAAACCTACTATGAAAATAAACGAACACGGCACTAAGTTATGGACTTTGAATGGAGAACTACACCGTGAAGATGGTCCCGCTATTGAGTGGTGTCATGGTGATAAAGATTGGTACTTGAATGGTAAACTGGTAACTGAAGAAGAGGTTATGGGTAATAAAGAAACTAAAGATAACGTAAACAGTCCAAGTCACTACAACCAATCAGGTATAGAATGTATTGATGCTATCAAGGCTTCTCTTGGTAATAGTTATCAAGACTACTGCAAAGGTAACGTGATGAAGTACCTGTGGCGTTATAAGTACAAGAACGGTATTGAAGACTTGAAGAAGGCTCAGTGGTATCTTAATTCAATGATAGAAAGTGTGGAATAACAATGTTAGTAGAAACAATATTTATGGCTGTAACCGTTACTTTACTAGGCTACATTGCATATACTCAATATAAGTCACATATCTTAAATGAGTTAACTCTTATAAGTCTAATATCTTTTTTAGAAGAACTTGAAGGGAATAAGGATCATGGGAAAGAGAAGTTCCTACACTAGACGGGATAGAGATGCTTACTTTACACCAATTAAAGCTGTAGAGCCTCTCATTGACCACCTACCGTACCAAGGGTTTAAATACTTAGAACCTTGTGCTGGTGATGGTAGACTTGTGAGCCACATCTCAGAACTTACTCAAGGTTCTGGGGTGTGTACTCATAAGAGTGATATTGAGCCTCAAGCAGATGATGTTAAGAAGTACGATGCAATGCACCTTCTAGCTTGTAAACCTTTAGACTTCTGCATAACTAATCCACCTTGGGATAGAAAGTTCTTGCATCCCTTCATTGAGTGGTATAGTGTTCAGTTACCCACTTGGTTACTATTCGATGCCGATTGGATGCACACTAAGCAGTCAGCAGAGTATATGACTATGTGTAAAAAGGTTGTATCGGTTGGAAGGATTAAGTGGATAGAAGATAGTAAGAGTGTAGGTAAAGATAACTGTTGTTGGTATCTCTTTGATTATCACCACAGAGGGCCAACAGAATTTTATGGGAGATTACTTTGATTAGAGATATGGAACCAGAAGAACGAGGTCGTGCTGCTGAAAGGTCTCGAATTAACCAAAGGTTAGACTACTTCAAGTTCGTAGAGTCTATGATCTTGACTAAAGGTTCTGACCGACTGCTAGAGAATACACTAGGTCTCGTAGGTGAGGCAGGTGAGGTAGCTGAGAAGATCAAGAAGAAAGTACGCGATGGAAATATTGATCTTGAGGGGTTGCAAAAGGAATTAGGTGATGTTATCTTCTACTGGTATGCACTACACGGTGCATTAGATTTAGACCCAGAAGTAACAAAGACTATGAACATGGATAAGTTAAACTCTCGTAAGGAACGAGGGACACTACAAGGGAATGGAGATAACAGATGAATTGGTTCTGGCGATACATGAACTACTTGGCTACTTGGCGTTCACATAGACGTACAATAAAACAACTAAATAGACTTACTGATCGTGAGTTGAGTGATATTGGTATTAACCGTAGTGATATAGATAGACTGATATGGCTAGGTGAAGATAAGACAATGAGAGGCCGTGGTAATGATTAAGTATCCATACTCACACGCGGTAATAGCTGCATTAGTATCTTTAGTAACCCTCTCTCCAACAGTGGGGGTTGCTATCTACTGGATGAGGGAGATAACAGACCTAGAGAAAGTCTACGATTGGAACTGGAGTTTCTTTGATTGGAAGGGTTTTCTTTGGCCTACTCTTACTGTTGGACCTTTTGCTGCTGTTGAGCTTTACTTTAAATACCAATACCTGATAGGGATGATTAGATGACAAATAATGTACTACCAAATGACTACCAAACATTCATTGCACTATCTCGTTACGCTAAATGGTTAGACAAAGAGGGACGCCGTGAGACATTCTCTGAGACTGTTGATAGGTATATGATGAACGTGGTTGATACCAAACTAGAGCCTCTGAATGGCAGAGACAATGATATGCAAGGGGTCTCCTACGAACTACGACACGCGATCCTAGACCTTGCGGTGATGCCTTCTATGCGTGGTCTAATGACAGCAGGTAAGGCAGCTAACCGTGACAACACCTGTATGTACAACTGTTCATACCTACCTGTAGATGACCCTAAGTCTTTTGATGAGGCTATGTTCATCTTGCTGTGTGGTACAGGTGTAGGGTTCTCTGTAGAGCGTCAGTTCATTAGCAAGCTACCAGATGTACCTGACCAACTGTTCGTGAGTGAGACTACTATTGTTGTAAAGGATAGCAAAGAGGGTTGGGCTAAGGCTTACCGTCAACTGTTATCTTTGCTTTGGGCTGGAGAGATTCCTAGATGGGATGTATCTAAGGTACGACCTGCTGGTTCTAAACTAAAGACATTCGGAGGAAGGGCATCTGGTCCTGCACCCCTAGTAGATTTATTCCAGTTCACCATAAATACCTTTAAGGGTTCTACAAGCCGTAAGCTATCCTCTATTGAGTGCCATGACATCATGTGTAAGATAGGTGAGGTAGTTGTAGTAGGTGGTGTTCGTAGGTCTGCTATGATTAGCCTTAGTAACCTATCTGATGATCGTATGCGACACGCTAAGTCAGGTATGTGGTGGGAGACACAAGGGCAAAGGGCATTAGCTAACAACTCTGTGTGCTACACGGAGAAGCCTGACATGGAGACCTATATGCGTGAGTGGCTTGCCCTAGTAGAGAGTAAGTCAGGTGAACGTGGTGTATTCAACCGTAAAGCAAGTAAGGTACAGGCAGCTAAGAATGGACGTAGAGACCCAGATTATGAATTTGGAACTAACCCATGCTCTGAAATCATCCTTAGACCCTATCAGTTCTGCAATCTAACAGAGGTGGTAGTACGGGCCACAGATACTATTGATGACCTAGAGCGTAAGGTTCGTCTTGCTACTATTCTAGGTACTATACAATCAACCTATACTCACTTCCCATACCTACGTAAGATATGGCAACGTAACACAGAAGAGGAGCGTCTACTTGGTGTAAGCCTAACAGGTATCATGGATAACCCATTGATGACCTCATCTAACAAAGGATTGGAGAAGACCCTTGATCATCTTCGAGGTGTGGCTGTTGCTACTAACGCTGATTGGGCTGATCGCCTTGGCATATCTATCTCTACGGCTATTACTTGTGTTAAGCCCTCTGGCACAGTTAGTCAACTGGTTGATAGTGCTTCTGGTATTCACACCCGCCATAGTCCTTACTATATTCGTACTGTACGAGGAGATAACAAAGACCCTCTGACTCAGTTTATGAAGGATCAGGGTATCCCTAGTGAGCCTTGTGTGATGAAGCCAGAACAAACTACAGTATTTAGCTTCCCTGTGAAGTCACCTCAAGGTGCTGTAGTAAGGGATGACGTATCAGCTATGGAACAACTAAAGACTTGGTTGGTATACCAGCGGAATTGGTGTGAGCATAAACCTTCTGTTACTGTGTCAGTAAAGGATGATGAGTGGATGGATGTAGGTGCTTTTGTCTATGAGCATTTTGATGAGATGTCTGGTGTATCATTCTTACCGCATGACGGTGGCTCCTATCAACAGGCTCCCTATCAGGAGTGTGCTGCTACAGACTATCATATCTTACTAGATGAGATGCCTGACTCTATTGATTGGTCTAAACTATCTGAGTACGAAGAAGAGGATAATACATCAGGTATGCAGACTATGGCTTGTTCAGGTGATAGTTGTGAGATTGTGGACTTGACATAACCTAAGCTATGCCGTAAAGATCATAAGTGACCCTGTGGTAATCATGGGGTCACCACTAACTCAGTTATCTTGGAGAGGAACATGGAAGATAAAAAAGAAATTGTAACATTTGATAACTTAAGTGAATCTCAGTATTACGGCGTCATTGAACATAAGCGTAAGATGAAGTTAGGTCTAGAGTATATGTTGCAACGAAAACACGAAGATGAAATGATTAGTTACTTCTTAGATAACGGAGGTCAAAGGTAGTACATGAAAGCAAAATACATAGATAACATGGGTGACGATCTTTCGGTAGTCAATGCAGCGAAAGTGTCCTTTGGTAAGCGTAGTAAACTTGTCTGTGTTCGTGGGTGTAAGGGTCCAAATGTTCCGTGTACAAAAGAGTGTGCCGACAAGATGGCCCTATCCAAGCAAGACCAAGGGTTAATACAGTTCCTTGCTAGAGGTTGTACGTCTGGTGATTGGGATAAACTTTCGGATGTCGTTAAAGGGGATTGGTCTGAAGGAAAACCCGAAACTGTAGAACTCATTGAGTCAACCTTAAACCACATCCGTAAGATGCCTGCCCATTGGTCGCCCTTTGCTCACACAGCTATCACGTTGCACTTAAAGATGCCCATCTTCGTAGCACGTCAGATTATGAAGCACACCACAGGCATTGAGTACAACGAGATTTCTCGGAGGTATGTAGATAGTGATCCTGAGTTCTATGTGCCTGACGTGTGGCGTAAAAAGGCTGACAACGTGAAGCAGGGGAGTTCTGATGAGTCTGTTGTTGAAGAGTTGTTCCCTGAACAAGAGAATCCTAACCTGTGGAGTTACATGCTTTCCCCAGAGGAGGCTTACAAAATGCACGTTAGGTCTAGTGAGGAGTTGTACAGTATGATGATTGCCAATGGTGTAGCACCAGAACAGGCTAGGGTGATCCTACCACAGTCGATGTACACTGAGGTCGTCATGACAGGCAACCTCTATGCCATTGCTAACCTGTACAACCAACGTACTGACAGTCATGCACAAAAGGAGACACAAGACTTAGCTAAACAGATCGGTGACATCGTGAAACCTTTGTATCCTGTATCATGGGAGGCTCTTACTAAATGAAAACCTGTAAAACTTGCCGATACTTTGATCCCAGTGAAACTGAGTCAGAACTATTCGGTAACCCGCGAGGATACTGCCGCAGATACCCTAAAGCTGTACTTAAGTCTGAAGGAAGGTGGTGCGGAGAATGGAAGGAACAAACTAACACGTACAACTCATATGATCGTGGGTACGCTGATGCTACGAATGATGCGC